ATGACGTTCTACGAACGGACAATGGAAGCGCACGCAGAGAAAATTTTTCCCAAAAATTTTGGGCGAAAAAAAAGCCACCTTTCGGTGGCTTAGTGAAAACCCTAGGGTTTAGTCGATGTATCGGGTAATGACCAATTCAGCGTGCATTTCAATATTGGGGTTTGCTTTGCGCCATTGGGTCAATATATCTTTTCCCATTTCGAACGTGTCGCAGAAATGGCATTTCTTAATTGTAAGCCTTTTCCCTCTACCCTCTGGTGCATTGACCCAAGTATAAATTGTGAGTACTCCAACAAAATCTGACATGATGTTAACCCTTAAAAGTACATTGAGAAAAATTTGTCATTGATGTACGCTTTTGCGTCTTTTTCATGACGGAAAGAACGCTTTTCACCATCGGAAAATTCAACTTTCCATCGATTGACCAGAGGGTCATTGTAGATTTTCCAAGTCAAAACATCGGATTCGGGTTTTGCTTTTGAATAGTGCATGTATTTATTCATTTTAAAACCCCTAGGGTTTCCCCTAGGGTTTCCGTTGTTTAGGTTTTTACTTAACTGATTCGGTGAAATCAGGGATAAATTCAACGATAGCGTCAACTAATGCACCTTTGAGCATGCTTTGATTTAACAGGGTGCATTGATGCAAAGCCTTTTGCAAAGTGGCAATCAAAGCGGGCATGTCAGTAACTTCAACTTTTCCAGCTTTAGCAGTAGCTTCAGCTTTAGCGTTTACTTCAGCTTTAGCTTCAGCTTTTTTGTTTGCAAGGTCACGAGAAAATGGCACATTAGTTTCGAACGCTATCCAAAAACATTGTGCATACTGTTGCGCTGAATTTTTGCTGATATACTCTTTTGAAACCAGTGAATCAAATAATGCTTTCACTTCCCCTCGGGCTTCGTTCGTTTTCGAATTACCTTTTAGGTATTCGGCTTTAGTTGTTGCACAAGCGATAACGTGTGCGTCAACCAATTTTTGGATTTCAGCATTTTGTTTGCTGACACTTTCGGCAATCAGCTTGTCAGCTTTAGCCTTAGCAGTTGCAAATGCACCGATAATCGATGCGTGGATTTTCGTGAATTGTGCCATTTTAGTTTCCCTTGAATAGCGTTGATTTAAATATCGGCTAAACCGAATTGCTTAACCGATGTGTGTAATGTATAGCAACTTTATAGTTTTGTCAAGTGTTATATAAAGGTATAACCTTATCGTTTTCGGCAGGGTTTGACCCCACCGCCCCGCCACCCCAAGCTGGTGGCGTTAGGAGTCCCACGTCCCCTTACGCTGAGCGTTGAATCCTCCGGCAGCAAAATAAAACCACGGCTATACAAAACCATACCCCCCTTCACACAGCCGGGTACCCCGTCTTTCAGGAAAGGCCCCCCATCAAAAATAAAACACACAAGAAAAAAATTACATATATAATTCGCCAAACTAACGGCTGCTACTCCGCCTATGTACACACCTGTAATTGACTTCAATATTCCGCTTGCGGACTACTCCCCGACATTCGAGTCGCTGGAGACCCGCGTGGCCGCAGCCATGGCTGCGTTAGTAGACACTAACAATCTGCCACCGCCAAACGAAATATCCGAAACGGACAAGCACAAGGCCCGCGAGGTATTCATCGGGAACGAGTTGGCGTCAGACGAGGACTTGTCTTCCCCCGGTATGGTGGTGTATCTGCAGTCCCTGTTGTCAGAATACGACACGGTAATTGTGAAGTCGGCGCAGCAGATGCGAACTTATGTAACTAATAAGCTACTTGCAGAAACGGCAAACCCAGACCCACGCATACGGATGAAGTCACTGGAACTGCTGGGTAAGATCAGCGACGTTGGGCTGTTTACGGACAAGACAGAAATCACAATGCGCCACCGACCTACGGAAGAGCTAGAACAAATGCTGCGGGAACGCCTGACCAAGGTGCTGGAAGCGGAAGTTGTAGACCCCAAGCCAACTAAGTCCCAAGTACAGATAGATATTAGCGACGTCGAAGCAATCTGATGCAGCAAACCCTAACGCCAGAGATCATTGAACGGATTTCTAAGAAGCTGCCTCCAAGCGAGGCGGTGGAGTTACTTGCCATGTTTGCAGAGTTGGATGGCAGGAAGCGCCAGCAGTTGGCCCAAAACGACTTTCTATCGTTCATTGCTGCCATTGATCCTAACTATAAGTTTGGAGTTCACCTAAAACGACTTGGTGGCCTGCTGATGGAGGTAGAAACCAACCTGAAGAACCGGATTGCGGTGTCTATGGCACCTCGTATGGGTAAATCCCAGATGATTTCTATCTACTATCCGGCTTGGTACTTGGGAAAACACCCCGACCACAAGGTAATTGTGGCCTCACACACCGCAGATTTAGCGGTTGTCATGGCCCGCAAGGTGCGAAATCTGATCAATACGCCCGAATACAAGGCAATTTTCCCCGATACAAACATTGCAAGCGACGCAAAAGCTGCTGCGCAGTGGAATACGACCAAAGGGGGCGAGTATTTTGCGATTGGTGTGGGTGGTGCGCTCGCTGGTCGTGGTGCCCACTTGATTATTGCCGACGATCCACTGTCTGAGCAGGACATTAAGGCCGGAAACACCACATCTTTGGACAATGCATACGAGTGGTTCAGTGCTGGTCTGCGTACTCGACTCATGCCAGACGGGAAAATCTGTGTTTTACACACAAGGTGGCACCAGCGGGACCTGATTGGGCGGCTAATCAAGGATTCCGCCATGAATGAGGGCGGGGACAGCTACGAAACCTTTGAATTCCCTGCAATTTTGAACGAAGGCACGGATAACGAGAAGTCAATCTGGCCAGAACAGTGGTCAATCGAGTCTTTGCAGCAAACCCGGGCGTCAATGCACCACATCATGTGGCAGTGGTACGCTCAATACCAGCAAAACCCAACCGCAGCCGAGGCTGCCATCATAAAACGGGACTGGATACGCTGGTGGGAGAAGGATGACCCGCCAAAAATTGACTTTATGGTGCAGGCGTTTGATACGGCGCTCACAACCAAGGAACGGTCTGACTTCTCCGTGTGCCATACGTGGGGCGTGTTTGAGAGTGAAGAAGACGGCACGCAAAACGTCATACTGCTGAACAAAGTCAAGGGGAAATACGAGTTTCCTGAGCTAAAAGCCATGGCGCACGAGCAGTACAAGACGTGGGAGCCGGACAGTGTGATTGTCGAGGCTAAAGCCAGTGGTCAGCCGCTCATTGACGAGATGCGCAGGTCAGGTATATTTGTGCAGGACTTCAGTCCCGGCAAGGGGCAGGATAAAATCGCGCGGCTTAATGCCGTGGCAGACATGTTTGCGTCAGGGCACGTTTGGTTCCCCGAGAATGCGTGGGCTGCGGCCACTGTGGAGGAGATTTTGGCGTTTCCCGCAGGCGAGCATGACGACGAGGTAGACACCATGACACTGGCGTTGATGAGAATTCGCAAGGGTGGGCTATTGCGCTTGAGCAGTGACCACGAGGATAATGAACCCTATTACGCGGGCCGTCGCCAAGCGTATTACTAAGGACTTTAAATGGCTACTAATATGTTCCCCTCTTTGAACCCAGCACCGCTTGGGTTGGATGCACTGGCCCCCGAGATGGACGAAGGCCCTGATATTGAGGTCCAGATTGAGAACCCCGAAGGTGTGATCGTCGGCATGGACGGCGTTGAGATTGACCTAATGGAGATTATTGCAGGCGATAAGAGCGACGACTTTGACGCTAACCTTGCTGAAGAGATGGACGAGGGCGAGTTGCAGAAACTTGCCAGTGACTTGATTGAATTGGTAGATGCAGACATTGGCAGCCGCAAAGACTGGGTTGAGATGTATGTCAAAGGTCTAGACGTTTTGGGGATGAAGTATGAGGAACGTACTGAACCGTGGCTCGGTGCTTGCGGAGTTTTCTCGACTGTACTCACGGAGGCCGCTGTTCGCTTCCAGTCTGAAACTATCATTGAAACGTTCCCGGCGCAGGGTCCTGTCAAGACCGAAATCATCGGTGCTATTGACCGTCTTAAAGAGGAGGCTGCAGAGCGCGTCCGGGAGGACATGAATTACCAGTTGACCGAGGTGATGTCTGAGTATCGCCCCGAGCATGAGAAGATGCTGTACTCCCTTGGTTTGGCTGGCAGTGCGTTCAAGAAAGTTTACTTTGACCCCAGCCTGAATCGCCAGATTGCGGTGTTTATACCTGCGGAAGACATCATTATTCCTTATGGTGCGTCGAGCCTGAAGACATCTGATCGTGTTGCGCACATCATGCGTAAAACCAAGAACGACATGAAGAAGCTGCAGGTAGCGGGCTTCTATCGTGATGTTGAGTTGGGTGAGCCGCAAGTCATACATACAGACATTGAGAAGAAGAAAGCGGAAGACCAAGGCTTTACGCTTACAGATGACGACCGCTATCAGATTCTGGAACTACACGTCGACTACGACTTGCCGGGTTACGAGGATGAAGATGAGATCGCACTGCCATACGTGGTGACAATTGATCGTGGCACTAACAAAGTGTTGGCCATCCGCCGCAACTGGAACCCAGACGACAAGCGCAAATTAAAACGCGATCACTTCGTACAGTACACATACATACCCGGCTTTGGTGCTTATGGCTTGGGCTTGATCCACTTGATTGGAGGCTACGCACGCGCAGGTACATCAATAATCAGACAACTCGTGGACGCGGGTACGTTGGCTAACTTGCCCGGTGGCTTAAAGGCTCGTGGCTTGCGTATCAAGGGTGACGATACACCAATCAACCCCGGTGAGTTCCGTGATGTAGATGTGCCAAGCGGCGCAGTCAAAGACAACATCATGATGTTGCCGTACAAAGAACCATCACAGGTTCTGCTGGCGCTCCTAAACCAGATCACCGACGAGGGCAAACGCCTTGGCTCTATTGCTGATATGAACATCAGCGACATGAGTGCGAATGCTCCGGTAGGTACGACGTTGGCACTGTTAGAAAGACAATTGAAGACCATGAGCGCCGTGCAAGCGCGGGTTCACTACTCGATGAAGCAAGAGTTTAAACTTTTGCGTGACATCATCCGCGACTACACACCAGATCAGTACAGCTTTGATCCATCAAGCGGCGACCGCATGGCAAAGCAAGAAGATTACGACATGGTGGACGTGATTCCTGTGTCCGACCCGAACAGCGCGACGATGGCGCAGCGCATCATGCAGTACCAAGCGGTGATGCAGTTGGCTCAACAAGCTCCGCAGATTTATGACTTGCCGATATTGCACCGTCAGATGATCGAGGTGCTTGGTGTAAAGAACGCTGAGAAACTTGTACCTACAGATGACGACATGACACCACGCGACCCTGTCAGTGAAAACATGGCGTTCCTGAATGGCAAACCGACTAAAGCGTTTATCTATCAAGACCACGACGCACACATTTCTGTACATACATCAATGATGCAGGACCCGCTCATCATGGCGCAGGTTGGTCAGAACCCACAAGCCCAGAAGATGATGGCCGAGATTCAAGCTCACCTCTCAGAACACTTGGCGTTTGCGTACCGCAAGAAAGTGGAAGAACAGCTTGGCGTGCCATTGCCACCACCCGACGAAGCCATGCCAGAAGATGCAGAAGTTATGTTGTCTCGTCTGGTTGCCCAAGGCGCACAACAAGTGCTGGCTGCGAGTAAAGGTCAGGTGGCAAATCAGCAAGCTCAGCAGATGCAGCAAGACCCAGTCATGCAGTTGCAGCAAGCAGAGTTGGCGATCAAGAAACAAGAAGCTGATACTAAGGCACTCAAGGTCAAGGGTGACTTGCAGCTTAAGGCCGAGGAGTTGTCACTCAAGGCGCAGGAAAGCGCAGCAAGAACAGGCGAAGACCCCGCCATGGCATCCATGCGGTTGCAGCAAGAAATTATGCAGGCGCAAGAGCTACACGGTATGGAGATGGCTGCCAAACGGATGGAGCTTGAACAAGCTCAGGCCCAGCAACAGCAAGCTATGCAGCAACAACAAGCGCAGGTCCAGCAGAAGATGGCTCATGGCGGACAAGTACATAGCCAGAAGTTGGAGCATGCCGAGATGGACAGACTTTCAAAGTTATTACAAGGTAATAGGGAGTAATCATGGCCAATCTGCTTGAAGTTTTAGACGGCAAACTAAACGAACACGTCAAGCAGTTGGTTGACGTAATTAGTGCTGGTGGAGCTAAATCCCACGAGCACTATAAAGAACTGTGCGGAACTATCCGAGGTCTGCAAACCGCGCAGTATGAACTTGCTGACCTCGTGCGAAAAACTAAGGATTATGACGATGACTGAATTTGATGTCAGTGCGGTTGATCTGAGCGGGGTGCTTAATACCTCCGCAGAAGAGAAAGCCAAACAAGTACCGGACCCCGCGACGTACCACATTCTGTGTATGTTGCCCAAAGCTGAAGAAGAATTCAGCGAGACAGGGATTCTAAAATCTACCACAGCTATGCATCACGAGGAGCTTTTATCCCCCGTGTTGTTTGTTGCAAAGATTGGTCCCGATGCGTTTAAAGACGCTGCCAGATTCCCATCTGGTCCATCATGCAAAGTTGGTGATTTTATTTTGGTTCGTCCAAACACCGGCACGCGCATGAAAATTCATGGCACCGAATGGCGTTTAATTAACGATGATTCCATACAAGCCGTTGTGCAAGACCCTCGTGGTATCCAACGCCCTCACTAAGGAGTAATCATGGCTGAAATTGAAAAGACAGAATTTGAGTTTCCTGATGAAGTCGAAGTCAACGCCCGCAAGGGTGGCAAGGTTGTAGAACCTGAGTCCGACGAACCGGAAATTGAAGTCGTAGACGACACGCCTCCTGAAGACCGTGGGCGCAAACCCATGTCTGAGCCGCCCAAAGATGTGACGGATGAAGAGTTGTCAAAGTACGACGAAAGTGTTCAAAAACGCATAAAACACTTTACAAAAGGCTATCACGACGAGCGCCGCGCTAAAGAAGCGGCTGAACGTGAAAAAGAAGAAGCACTGCGGTTTGCCCGATCATTGGCGGAAGAAAACAAACAGCTTAAAGGTTCTGTTAATCAGAATCAGACAGCTTTGTTAGAACAAGCCAAGAAAGTGGTGGCTAACGAGCTTGAATCTGCAAAACGTCAGTACAAAGAAGCCTACGAAGCGGGTGATTCCGACGCTTTGGTCAACGCTCAAGAAGCGCTTACCTCGGCCAAGATGAAAGCGGAAAAAGTAAATAATTTTCGCCCAACCCCTTTACAGGTGGAAAAAACTGATGTACAACCCGCATATCAGCCCCAACCGGCTGCACCCGTGGACGACAAACTGCTTGCATGGCAAGACCAAAATCAGTGGTTTGGGTCCAATAAACGGATGACAGCTTATGCCCTCGGCTTGCACGAGGACTTGGTAGGGGAAGGAATTCCGGCAGGCAGTGAAGAATACTACCGACGTATCAACACTGACATGCGCGAAAGGTTTGCCGACCAATTTGGAGCCGACGAACCCGCTGATGCGAAACCTCAGCGAACCAAATCCAATAACGTTGCACCTGCAACGCGTAGTACAGCACCGCGAAAAATCGTGCTGACGCAGACACAGGTGAATCTCGCCAAGCGGTTGGGGGTTCCATTGGAACTGTACGCCCGTAAGGTTGCTGAAGAAATGAGGAAAACATAATGGAAAAAACTAACCGCGCACCACGCGAACTTGATACCCGCGAACAGGCGGAGCGTCCAAAACAATGGATGCCCCCCAAACTTCTACCCGATCCGAAGCCGGAACCGGGTTATGCATTTCGTTGGATCAGGATTGCCTCGCAAGGGAAAGATGACGCCACGAACTATTCCTCCAAGCTTGCCGAGGGTTGGGAACCCGTTAAAGCTTCTGATCATCCCGAGATTCGTCTGTTTAATTCTGCTGCGGCAAAGTTTCCAGACAGTATTGAGGTAGGTGGTCTCCTGCTTTGCAAAACACCTGTGGAGTTTACTGAACAGCGTAATGCGTACTATCGCCAACAAGCAGATGCGCAGATGCAATCAGTTGACAACACCTACATGCGCGAGAATGATCCGAGGATGCCTATGTTCAAAGAACGTAAGTCCACGGTCACTTTCGGAAAAGGTATTTAATTTTTTTGGAGACTTAAAATGTCAATGACCAATACCCCCTATGGCCTACGAGCCATTAACCGTAACGACGGCATGCCCTATGCTGGCGCTACGAGTCAGTTCTTAATCGACCCCGCTGGTGAAGCAACTAACTTGTTTTTTGGACAAGCAGTTATCATTGGCGCTGACGGTTATATCGCTTTGGCTACCGCCACCGGCGCAGACTTAACTACCAATAACCTTGGTGGCGACAGTATGGGTGCTTGGGGCGTGTTTGTTGGTGCATCTTACATCAACGCACAAGGCCAACAAATCTACGGTCAGTACTACCCCTCCGGCACAACCGGCGTGGTGACTGCATACGTTATCACTGACCCCAACGTGACTTTCCAAGCTCAATTGGATGGTCAAGTAACTCAGGCCGCTCTTGGCGCAAACACCTTCTTTGCTGCTGCGCAGTCTACTTCTACAGGTAACACCCGTACAGGTAACTCTACCAGCGCTTTGGAAAGCACAGTAGTAACTACTGCCGCTGCGTTTAAGATCATCGGTTTCGCTTCCCCATTGACTGATACTTACACTGAAGTGTTTGTTAAGTTCAATCCCGGCGCTTCCGCTTTCACTAACGCCGTTGGCATCTAAGGAGCTAAATCATGGCTATTTCACGCGCACAACTGCTCAAAGAATTACTCCCCGGCTTGAACGCTTTGTTCGGTCTTGAGTACGCTAAATACGGCGAAGAGCACAAAGAAATCTACGAAACAGAGACATCTGAGCGTAGCTTCGAAGAAGAGACAAAGCTGTCTGGCTTCGGTCAAGCACCAGTCAAAAACGAGGGTTCTGCCATCGCTTATGACAATGCACAAGAAGCATGGACTGCACGTTACACCCACGAAACCATTGCGATGGGCTTCTCCATCACAGAGGAAGCTGTGGAAGATAACTTGTATGACTCTTTGTCTTCACGTTATACCAAGGCTTTGGCCCGTGGTATGGCTTACACCAAGCAGGTCAAGGCTGCTGCAATCTTGAACAACGGCTTTGCCGGTGGCCCCACTTACGGTGACGGTCAAGTTTTGTTCTCGACACAGCACCCCTTGGTTTCTGGTGGCGTTAACAGCAATACACCATCTACTCCTGCCGACTTGAATGAAACATCGTTGGAAAACGCTGTGATTCAGATCGCTGCTTGGACAGATGAGCGTAGCTTGCTGATCGCTGCAAAGCCCCGTAAGTTGATCGTTCCTCCTTCTTTAATGTTCGTTGCTACACGTTTGCTCGAAACCGAACTCCGCGTTTCTACAGCCGACAATGACATCAACGCATTGAAGAACAACGGTTCAATCCCTGAAGGCTACACTGTTAATCACTACCTGACAGACACCAATGCTTGGTTCCTGTGTACAGATGTGCCTAACGGTTTAAAGCACTTTGTTCGTACCCCCTTGTCTACCGGAATGGATGGAGATTTCGACACAGGTAACGTTCGTTACAAGTCCCGTGAGCGTTACAGCTTCGGTGTGTCAGACCCACTGGGCGTGTTCGGTTCACCCGGCGCTTAATATTTCTTTGGAAATATTTGAAAAGGGGCCTTGTGCCCCTTTTTCTTTTGTTGTATATTGTTCCCAATCCGGGCTTATCCGGTGCATTAGACAGTCCCGGCTGACGACATACAGACTAATGCACTTAACTTGTATGTAAGGAAAAATCATGGCATTGACCACATTCTCCGGCCCAGTCAAATCGTTAAACGGTTTTATCGGCGGCACAGCAACCTCCCCCATTGCAGTAACAACTGCTGGCAATATTTCTGAATCTTACGCTACGACATCTGCCACCACTGGCGATACACGTTTGTCGTATAACCGGTTGACTTTTACCTCTACAGGTTCAGGCGAAACATTTCGTGCTTTGACCCGAGTAACGGGTGCTAACGGCGCTACAGGCGGCACAATCAACGGTGCTCATATTTCTACTTCAATTAACACGGGCGGCACAATTTCTGGTGCGGCTAACGCAATCCGTGCAACCATTGGTGCTGCTGTTGCCGCTCCCGGCGGTACATTGGCTGCTTTGCAGTTGGATACTGACTTTGCTTCTGGCACAACTCTTGGTGCTGAAAGTGCTTTCATCCGCGTAACTGACTCGGGTGCTGGCACAGGCAAGATGACTCGCTTGATGAACGTTGGTACAGGTACAGGCTTGTTCACTGCGGCTACTAGCTCAAGCACTTTGGCTGGTGGCCTCAGAGTTCGTATTGCCGGTGCTGATTACTTTTTGGTTGTTGCTAGCGCAGTAGCCTAATGCAGATCACCAAGGAATTCTTGGAGACTGAGATTCGTGAACTTGAGACTGAAGCACAGAAGGCCCAAACCTTTTTAGTTCAGGCTCAAGCCACGATCCAAGCGTACAAGATGCTCATAAACAGGCTAGACGCACCGGAATTGGAGCAGCAAAATGACGATGCAATATGATGTAAAACAAGGGCATTTAAACCAAAGTGGTTTTTTTGTTCTTGGGCGGAACCGTGTAAAAGGCGTTTCTTTTTACGGCGGTAGCGGAACTTTGGTTTTGTTTGATACAACCACAGCCCCAGTAACTTCAAGCGTAACTTATGCTCGTACAAACACGGTTGTAACTGTTACCAAAACTGCTCACGGGTTGTCAACTGGAAACGTTGTTGGTATTCACTTTGCCAGCAATGCAGGCGTTTCAGCCACAGACGGTAATTACACAATTACTAAGACAGGCGCTGACACGTTTACGTTAAATGACATTAACACTGGAAGCATAACTTCTACTGCGGCTTTGTACGTAAGTGGCGCAAATCGTTGGTTAATGACTTACGAAACTCATTCATCAGATGAATTCCAAAACGCCCCCATGATTCCCGGCGAAGGCGTGTTGGCAGTCAATGGGATTTATGCCTACATGAGCGCAATTGACGCAGCGCAGATTTATTATGGCTAAGTCTCCAGCATGGCAGAGGAAAGAGGGCAAATCGGACGCGGGCGGATTGAACGCCAAGGGCCGTGCTTCCTACAACAAAGCCAATCCGGGCAAGCCGGGATTGAAAGCGCCCCAACCAGAGGGCGGGTCCCGGCGCGACTCCTTCTGCGCTCGAATGAGTGGCATGAAGAAAAAACTAACAAGCGCGAAGACGGCGAACGATCCGAATTCACGTATCAACAAGAGCCTACGGGCGTGGAACTGCTGACATGAGCGATACGCACGAAACGACAAAGCATGTTGTTGATGCGCTGTCGATAATGACTGTTGTGGGAACCCTAGTGGAAATGTTGCCGTCTATTGCCGCAATCTTCACAATTGTGTGGACGGTAATCCGCATCTGGGAAACCGAAACGGTGCAAAATTTGCTGGGTAGGAAAGGCAAACAAAGTGCCGAGTAGTTCTAAAAAACAACATAATTTCATGGCAGCGGTGGCTAACAACCCATCTTTTGCTAAGAAAGTAGGCGTCCCACAGTCCGTGGGCAAGGACTTTAACCAAGCGGACAAGGGCCGCAAATTCTCTAAAGGTGGCGATATGAAAAAGATGAATATGGGCGGATATGCAGACGGCGGTATGCCTATGGTTAACAAGGGCGGCAAGATGGTCCCTTCCTTTGCTGCTGACGGCAAGGGCAAGATGGCCAAAGGTGGCATTGCTACTTCTTTGAAAGCCCACGCTGCGGCTCCCGCGTCTAAAGCACACGGTATGAAAAAAGGCGGTATGGCTGCATCCAAAATGGGTTCAGTCAAAACTTCCGCTACTCGAGATGGTGTCGCGTCTAAGGGTAAAACCAAAGGCAAGATGATTAAGATGAACATGGGCGGCAGAGCCTGCTAACAAGGAGTTAACATGAAAAAACGTTACGAAGACGGCGGTGACATAGACGCTATGGAAGAAGCCGACAAAGCTTATAGAGCTAACAAACGTCCACTCAAAGAGATGGGCGACGCTGGCGCTGCGGAAGAAGCTGGGCAATTTGGCGATGCAGGAACCAGCCGGATTGTAAAAGCTACCCCTAAGGCTACCCCCAAAAAAGCTGCGCCTAAACCCGCTGCTAAGCCTGCTGCAAAAACAGAATACAAACCTGCAATTAAAGCTTCAGAGATGCCTGCTGACGACACCAAGATGTCTGTAACAGACCGCGCAAAAGCTAGTCGTGAACGCGCTAGAGCCGGTAGTGGTACAACCGATAGACGTTCTGTTGGCGAGCGTTTAAAGTCCGCATTTGGTATGAAATCTGGCGGTTCTGTAGGTTCTGCTTCCCGTCGTGCTGATGGTATTGCTACCAAAGGTAAGACACGCGGAAAGATGTGCTGATATGGCAACCGTAAAACCTGCTGCTAAAGTAGTTAAGTCTTTGAAAAAGGCTGGGTTTTACGGCGCTAGTAAACCCAAACGGCTGGGTATTATTAACAAAGTTACGACCAAGCCCCAACGGATAGAAATGGTTGATAAATTATTTCTAGCCAAGAAAGCTAAAGGTAATCCAAAATGATGGCAAGTCGTGGAATGGGGGCAATGTCCCCAAGTAAAATGCCCCGTGCAAAGAAAAAAGCACGTAGGGATGATACTGACTTTACCCAGTACAAAGAGGGTGGGGATGTAAAGTCTAAAGTAAACGAGGCGGGTAACTACACCAAGCCAGAACTACGTAAAAGAATCTTTAACGCTGTGAAAGCAGAAGCCACAGCAGGCACTGGCGCTGGGCAATGGAGCGCGAGAAAAGCACAAATGGTGGCACAGCGCTATAAAAAAGCTGGCGGAGGTTACAGAGATTGAAAGCTCCTCAGAAATCGCTCAAAGATTGGGGTGACCAGAAATGGCGCACTAAGTCTGGTAAACCGTCGAGCAAGACGGGGGAGCGGTATTTGCCTGAGAAAGCCATTAAGTCTTTGTCCCCGCAAGAATATGCAGCCACAACCAAAGCTAAGCGTGCTGGTAAGGCGTCTGGCAAACAGTTTGTAGCTCAACCAAAATCCATTGCAAAGAAAACGGCAGGCTTTAGATGACCACTACCGGAACCACACTGTTCAACATGGACTTCACGGAGATCGCCGAGGAAGCGTGGGAGCGTGCGGGCCGAGAAATGCGTTCTGGTTATGACCTGCGTACAGCGCGTCGTTCAATGAACCTGATGACGATTGAGTGGCAGTCTAAGGGTATTAACATGTGGACAATGGAGCAGGGAATCATTAACCTGACTCCGGGGCTTAGTACGTACGCCCTACCAACGGACACGATTGACTTGCTAGAACACGTCATTCGTACTGGGTCCAACACTGCGTCTACGCAGGCGGACTTAACCATTACACGCATTAGCGTCTCTACTTATGCAACTATTCCAAACAAGCTTAGCCAAGCTCGCCCAATTCAAGTCTGGATTCAAAGACTCTCTGGCGAAACTAATCCTACGAATTCGGTCTTGGTGGGCGCGATTACGTCAACGGACACCACAATAACGCTTAGCACGGTAGTTGGGTTAGCGAACGCGGGCTTTATCCGTCTTGGCACAGAAGACATCTACTACACGTACGTAACAGGTAATACCTTAGGCGGCGTGTTCCGTGGTCAGAATAACACTACGGCAGCGGCACAAACGGATGGTACTGCGGTCTTTGTGCCTCAACTACCAGCCGTGACTGTCTGGCCTACCCCTGATAACTCAACGCCCTACCAGTTCGTATACTGGAGGCTTAGGCGCGTTCAAGACGCTGGCGCAGGTGTAAATACCGCCGACATGAATTTTCGCTTCCTACCATGTTTGGTAGCGGGCTTGGCGTATAACATTGCGGTCAAGGTCCCCGAATTGATGCCCCGAGTAGAAATGCTCAAGATGATGTACAACGAGGCGTTTGAAATTGCTGCTGGCGAAGACAGAGAGAAAGCCGCAGTTCGGTTTGTACCGCGTCAACAGTTTATTGGTAGCACGTAATGGGGAATAGGTTTGCATCGGGCAAAAAAGCGATTGCCATGTGCGACCGCTGTGGCCAGCAATACCTACTCAAAAAGCTTAAAACAGAAGTTATTAAGCAGAGAAAGTATCAGTTGTTGGTTTGCCCTGAGTGCTGGGACCCCGACCAGCCCCAGTTGATGCTTGGTACATTTCCTGTGGACGATCCACAAGCTTTGCGTAATCCACGCAAGGATACAACGTACGTTACGGCAGGCGTAAACAGTATTGGTAGTTTGACTGGTGGTTCGCGAGATATTCAGTGGGGTTGGCAGCCCGTGGGCGGGTCTAGATTAAATGATGATGGATTGACACCAAACTACTTGGTGGCAACGACATTTGTTGGTACAGTAACGGTATCTTAAGGAGCTTAGAATGGCATACACACGATCAGCCGACGGCATCGCTAAAAAAGGCAAGACCGAAGGCAAAAACTTGGGCAACAGCGGCCCTACCCAAAAAGAAATCATGGGCGGCAAAGGTAAAGGTAAGGGTAAAACCAATGCCGATATGTTGTCTATGGGTCGTAACTTGGCAAAGATTGCCGCACAGAAACGAGGCTAATCATGGCTACATTTAGCAAAAAGATGATGGGTAAAGAAGTGGGCGATGCTGCGGTCTACGCTACACCCCATACTATGACGGGTAAAGTGGTTACAGCTTCTGAAAACCCCGGCAGTGGTCCAGATCACAGCGATGCCGGAACAGTCAATATGGCTGTAGGTAACGTCTATCGTCGCTCACAACCAGCAGCTAAAACAACTGGTATCAAAATGCGTGGCGCAGGTGCGGCTACTAAAGGCTTTATGTCAAGAGGCCCGATGGCATGAACTACAGTGAGCTTGTCACGCAGGTAAGCGATTACTGCGAGAACTCTTTCCCAACTGACAATATGAATGTGTTCATTCGTCAGGCGGAGCAGCGCATCTATAACACCGCGCAGCCTGCTAATTTGCGAAAGAACGTGACGGGCGCATTAACCACTGGTAATAAGTACCTCCAGTGCCCGACAGACTTTCTGTCGGTATATAGCCTTGCCGTATATCCGTATAACACTACAACTGCTACAGGAACATCTGGGCAGAAAACAATTGTGGTGGCTAGTACGACAGGTATTGCTGTGGGCCAGCAGGCAACTGGGACAGGGATTGGCACTAATGCACAGGTTCGTAGCATTGCTGGAACCACAATCACATTAACTGTTGCAAATAGCGGTACGGTATCAGGCTCTATTGTCTTCCAAGGTGATTACTTGTATCTCTTGAACAAGGACGTTAACTTCATCCGTGAAGCTTATCCCTTGTCTGCACAGGTCAGTGAACCCAAACACTACGCAATCTTTGGCCCTCGGTCAGATGATGTAAATGAATTGACGTTCATTGTTGGGCCTACTCCAAGTGCCGCATACATTGCAGAACTTCACTACAACTACTACCCCGAGTCAATTGTTACCGCCGGCACCACTTGGCTGGGTGATAATTTTGATTCTGTATTGTTGTATGGAACTATCTGTGAGGCTTACACCTACATGAAGGGTGATGGGGATATGGTTAAGCTGGCTCAAGATCGCTATGTACAAGCTATTGCTCTGTATAAAAACTTGTCAGATGGAAAACAGCGCGCGGACGCATTTCGTGACGGTCAGCTACGGGTGGCAGTTTCATGAAAAAACTAACACGCCAAGAAGCCAAAGCAGCGGGTATTTCTCGTTGTTTTGGTAGCACGTGTTCCAAACACCCAGATTTAAATGGCGAAAGATATGTATCAGGTTCATGCGTTGCGTGCGCGACCGAACATACCAAGGCTTCCCGTAAGGCCAACCCAGAGCGCACTAAAGCGCATGAGCAAAAACGTAGGGTTTTAGTGAAGCGTACACCCGAACTTAAAGCCAAAAAGAATGCTCAAGATGCGGCATACCGCCAAGCAAACAAAGAACAATGTACCGCAACTATTAGACTATGGCGTGAAAAAAACCGCGCACTGTCTAATTCGTATGTGCGCAAATCAAAAGCCAAGAACCCAGCAATTGTTTTAGCTAACACTGTAAAACGCCGTTTGGCAAAGTTACACCGCACACCATCTTGGCTTACTACTGAAGATCATTGGATGATTGAGCAGGCTTATGAACTAGCTGCACTGCGGGCTAAATTATTTGGGTTTTCTTGGCATGTAGATCACGTAATACCACTGCAAGGGAAACTTGTGTCTGGTTTGCATACCCCATACAATTTGCAAGTAATCCCCGGAACGGAAAACGTGCGCAAATCAAATACATTTGGGGCTGTTTCATGAGTAACATTCTCCAAACCCAGACCACTAGCTTTAAAACAGAGCTATACACGGGCGTTCACAACTTAGCTACCAATACGCTAAAGATCGCCTTGTACACGGCTGCGGCTAATTTAAACGAGGCAACCACTGTTTACACGACAACCGCAGAGGTAACGGGTACTGGTTATGTGGCTGGTGGCGTAACGCTGACAGGCGTAACCATTAGCTCTTCTGGGTATACAGCTTTTGTAGACTTTGCTGATGTGGTATTTAACGCTTCAGTAACTGCCCGCTGTGCTTTGATCTATAACGTCACGCAAGGTAATAAATCTATTGCGGTGTTGGACTTTGGGTCTGACAAAACATCTACAAATTTCACCATCACAATGCCTGCCAATACAGCTACGGCGGCTCTTATTAGGAGTTCAAATTGATTGTTACAACAACCAAAGGTGACATGGACGAATCATTGCTTGAAAAGCGTGAAGGTTCATTGGATAATGACAACGAAACGACCACATGGGTGGAGTATTGGTTGGACGGCGAATTAGTACATCGTTCTGCTCATGTGGCTTTGAAAAAATCCATGTTAGCGGGTCTTGAAGCAGCATCACTAGGATAAATCATGGCGAATACTCAAAGTATGTGTACCTCCTTCATGGGAGAGTTACTAAACGGCGGTCATCAATTTGGCACTATTACGTTGACCAGCAGGGGTAGCTTAACCGCACCCACAAAAGATACGTTTAAGGCGGCTTTGTATTTGGTGGGCGCTACTGTTAACGCATCAACCACTGCATACAGCGCAAGCAATGAAGTATCGTCAGCAAACTATTCGGCTGGTGGTGTGGCAATTACCAACGCCAATGTGCCTGTAGCTACAAACGCTTCAGCTACCGCAGGGGTGGCTTATTGGACTCCTTCGGCAAGTATTGTCTACGGGGCCACGGCAACACCTGTAACCTTTGCTGCTTTTGATGCGGTGTTGATTTACAACTCTACACAGGGCAACACAGCGGTTAGCGTTCACACATTCAGTAGCCAGACCATTACGTCCGGGGTGTTTACGTTGACGATGCCGACAAGTTCAACGACAACTGCGTTATTGCGTTTGTCTACAACTTGATGTCATGTCTCTTGGATGGGGCGATGGTACATGGGGTAGTAGTGTCTGGGGCGGCGGTGAACTTGCCATCACGGGCGTTGAAGCAACGGGCGCAGTTGGGTTAGTAAAGGTAAGTGTTGAGGTAGCTCTCTCAGGTGTAACGGCATCTGGGTTGGTTGGGACGGTTGTAGCAAGCACTGAGACAGCTATCACAGGCGTTGAAGCCACAGGAGCCGTAGGGTCAGTAGGTATTGAAAAAGCAATAGCCCTGACAGGTGTTCAAGCAACCGGCGAGGTCGGAACGGTAGTAAGTAGTACAGCGATAGCTCTGACGGGTGTATCGGCAACGGGTGATGTAGGAACGGTCGTACCATCGTACATTATTGTTGAGAATGGGACTTTTGCCAGCGGGTTTGTTGGGACGGTGGTTCCAGCGTTCTCCGTAGCTTTGACAGGTGTGGTATCGGCGGGTGCGGTTGGAACACTGGGTGTTTTGCATTCTCCGGCTTTAACGGGTGTAGCTGCAACAGGCGCAGTTGGGTCGGTAGGAATTAACAAGTCAATAGCCTTAACGGGCGTATCGGCAACTGGAGCGGTTAACGCATTTTCACAGGCGTTTGGGTGGAGTGTTATAGATGACACGCAGACCGCAAACTGGCAGAATATTGGTAACACGCAGACCGCAAACTGGCAGACTATTGGTAATACACAGACAGCGGCATGGGCTGATGTTTCAACGAATTAGGAGTTTTAAATGACTACAGGCGCAACGGGACAATTAGGTTTAGCTCTACCAGTACAGGGTGAACTCTCCGGCACATGGGGCGATACCGTTAACAATGGTCTAACGCAATACATCAATATTGCTATTGCTGGTACGTTAACTCTGACCAATGACGGTGCAGTAACTTTGGCTAACACCACTGGTGACGCTTCAGCTTCTAACATCACAACCACCCTGACAGGCGCTGGTACAGTTACAGCCCAGTTTGCCATCGTGCGAGTTACGGGTACGCTGACCACTGCCAAGGTAGTCACGGCCCCAAGCTACAGCAAGACATACACAGTGGTGAACGCTGCCACGGGCGGCATCGTCACGTTTAAAGCATCAGGTCAGACTGGTGTATCTGTTGCTGTAGGTGAGACAGCGTTTGTTTACTTCAACGGCACAGACTATGTGAAGGTTGTTGGTACGGCTACGGCTGGCGCGGCTGGTGGTTCTAACACTCAGGTTCAGTTTAACAGTTCTGGCGTATTGGCTGGTTCTGCCAACATGACATTCAACGGCACTACGCTGACTGTTAATGACCTGACTGATTCCTCTTTGACTGCCACTCGGATTGTTTTTGCTGGTACGGCTGGTAACTTAAACGATTCAGC